ATCAAAATGGTCTTTGGATTTTCTCCCCAGGAAATCCAATAAAGTACCCAAACCTATATTTTGTAATAATTGTCCATTATGAGACACTATTTTGTAAGATATAGTGTCAGGTCCACCAGCTTCATTAGGTATTGGGATGACAATTTCCACTGTAAATAACCACACATCAGGAGTAACACCTTGCGGTATTTTTGCTCCATCTATTTGTTCACAATCATCTCGTCTATATTCAGGTCTAACTTTAACCGTTATGGTATAGTCAAACCGCCTACTGATTGATGCAGGCTCATTAGAATACACATAAGCATCCAAAGATTTCTTATTAGTTGTGCCAAACACAAATTTTGGTTGTATTTTGACATTACCTTTAGAATCTACATCAGCTTTGAGTGCATCCTTTGGATCATTGTTGATAAAATCTATGATCTTTAGACAAGGATTGCCAGTTGTAGCTTGTGGTGTGGCATTAGCAATATCATCCATAATAACAGATATAGCTGTTGAATGGTAACTTGAATCATATTGATCACTTGGATTGAGAGTACACTTATATTCTGGTCCCACTGGGAAGCCATTGTACTTCGACAAATAATTGATTAAGTAATCTAACATGGTTGACTTGCCAACTCCAGTTTTGCCAAATAAAAGTAAACTAAAAGGTTTAACCCTCATTGTAGTATTACGTTTACTTATCATTAATTTGGTCTTAACCTTCTGGAGTGCTAAGAGTTTTCCATTCAATACATTTCTGTATGAACCATGCGGTGCCCCTTTTATCATCTCTTGCGTCATTAGGAATATATTATCCAATCTCAGTTCGAATTCCTGTATTGTACAGTCCATTTCATCCCAGTTATTCAGTTCTATGAGCGGTGCTGCCGCCACCATATATGTGAACTCCTTCTCATAAGTGAGGAGTTTATCATCAGAATAGAATAAACGCCAGGGATCTTTGGACTGAAAAGCTTCATGACCGCGCTCGTAAAAATAAATGACAGTTTCAAAACACACTTCAACAATGTCACTAAATGAATAAACGCGCTTTTCAGCTTCCATGTGGAAAACATTGAGATTTCCTATGTTGAACTTAATGCTGTTAATTTTACACAAACCTATGGTCAAAACCATCGCTAAAAATTTATATAATTTACTGGCAGCTTCACTATCTCTAATAGCTTTCCAGTTTCCTAATAATTGTTTAACAGTTTCAAAAGTATCAACTTGGTGCTCCATAATATCGCTTTGATTACGTTTTATCCCAAAAAGTTCCTCAAAGTAGACAAAAATTGTTTGGATGATTGACTCATCATAATATATTCCCAAATATAAGTTTAATATACTAATGAATTGGGCAATATTGGCGCTATACCTGAGCGCCACCAGGACGGACATAAGTTTGTCCATATGATATAACAAATTTCTGTCACCTCTTAGTTCATTCTTGAAATAATCTAGGGGACCTATGTGCAAATCAGGCAATTTGAGCGTTTTAAGGCGCTCATATTGCTTCGATTCTAGTTTCTTACCCACGCGAAGAAACTTAGAATCCTGTTTGCACAAAACTTCAATGAAAGAATTAACTTTCGTCTTGTGGGATTTGATACCTTTGGCGCACTCTCGTCTCGCATGGAGAGATCTTGCAAAGGTCTTCGGGTCCATCTCATTAGACTGGAGATCCGGTAATACTAATTTACACAACATAAGTTCATTTTGGGATCGGCACACAGCACTAAATATTTTTTTTATTTTATTATTATAACAACACAATATTTTATTAACATATAACATAGAAACGGTGCTCAACTTTGGTGTACTCATGATAGAATAGCTCTTAGCATTATTTAGGGTTAAATAATGCCAAGAACAAATTCTACCTTAAAAAAGGTAAAAAATGCTCAAGGCACCCCACAAAAGGTAACACGTGATCTCAAAGTCAAAGGGATTGGGGCCTGTATTGCTACAGATGCTTTAGTATTGCTACAAAGACTATAATAGATATTACTCAGGTTTGCCGTGACCTAACTGATAAATAATATCAACCCACTATTTCCCTTATTCTATAGAGCGTGCGTCCCACATCGAGGGGATTTAACTCCGTCAACCCTCACGGGCAGCCGGCTCGGAATAAAA